ATATTTTTCAAAAATTTTCTGTATATCTGTTTCAATTTCATCTTCGCCTTCACCTAATTCAAACAAAAACGAATCATAAGTATATAATACCATTTGTGTTTTTTTCCCTTTTAACAACTTATGTATATCCATCAATATATAAGTGTTAATAGCCGACTCCACATTCTGTAACATATAATTAAACAGTTTTTGTGGATTCATATTCTCCAGCTTATCTTTTTCAAAGCAATAACCTGAAATCGGCACAATAACTTGACCCGAGTTATTGAACTCTTTCCAGTTATCGTCTACAAATTTCTTTACTTGTTGAAAAAATTCAAGGTGCTCATACTCTTTAAAAACACCCCCATAAAGCTGCTTAAACGTGATTTCTTTTGCTTCTTGATAGCTCGTTTGGTAGAGATCTGCGAATGCTTGGTGGACATCTTGAACGCCAAAATCATAGGCAAGTAAACGACCGACAATAGCAGGATGGTATGCACTAATATCGAACTCAATGAACCCATGACTCGATCTAAAGCTCCTCCTTGCACCATTATCTTTGTTTAATGCTGCGAAATTAACGCCATTAAAAGAGTTACTTGGTCTACGTGTTGTTGTCGCCAAATTGTAGCATGTGTAAATCCTATCGCCTTGGATTGAATAAAATTCGTGATTGAGTTCATAGTGTTTATCAAGTTCATACTTATCTATTTTAATTCCGTTCTTTTCTACTCCGAAAAACGCCAACACTACCTTATTGTTATAAAAATCAAACCATGAAGGTAGTTCTTGAGGTATAACACTACGAACGTGCTCATAAATATGTTGGCATTTTTCGTAATGTTTGCTTACCGGAATAAGTTTATTTACTTTTGGATAATCCGTATTTTTGAAATAAAAGTGTTCGTGTGCTTTAGTGTTTTGTATATACGGAGGAGAGAATTGTGATAGGTCGCACAAGCTTTTAATTGGAAAGTAATATAATGCTTGTTTTTTATCTTGTACCCACACACGCTCTATATTTTGTAGTATAGCGCCTATAATCGTTTTATTAAGCGAGGTAGTCTCACTATGGTCAACGCATAACATATAACCTTTCGTGTCATTAAACGGTCTAATATACACTAGAGACACATCGTTTAAAGCAGGGTGTATGTTGTCGTGATATGGAATTATTTCAACAAATGCCTCTTTTATGGGCTTTTGTATTAAATAATCTAAATGCTCTTCTTTTTCAATTAGCCAAAACATAACCTTGATTTACGGGAATATAATATCAAGGTTTTAAAGTGCCAAATTATTGATAATATTTTGTAAAATCAAATTTTAAATATTCATCCAATTTAGGTAAATTGTTTTTTCGCATAGCTAATAAAGTAATATTTCTATTAACATCATAAACTTTTTGTTTATCTCCTGTTAATTGCCAAGGTATATTAAAAGGAATATATAAAGCCCAATCAATTACCGAAGATTTGTTTTTTAAAAGACCAAAAGTTTCAAAATCTATTTCAATATAAATTATTTCATTTGCTTTTTTACAAAAATATCTTCTAAATTCTCCGACTTGATAGTTTTGTTGAGTAGGTAAAGTCGGGTTATAAAAAGGAATAAATGTAACTTGTTGTTTTGGTTTTAAAGTTGAATAAGTATAGTTTCCTTGGGGGTTTTGATATTGACGTTCAAAAGTAAACCCATCCCAGTTATCTGTAACCTTTGAAAATACTTTACCAAAAGGTTCTGTTTCTGCTGTAGCTTCCCAAAAATTCTGAACATTGGGGTATAGTTGTACAACAAAAGAATCATTTGGAGTTTTGCCACTATAAAATTTACCATCACTAGTTTTAAAATAGTATCCAGTATAACTTTCTCCATCAAGGAAAAGTTCATTACCTATAGTATATAAATTTGGGGTGATTTGGGATTTAGGATAGTACATTTTTGTTATTAGAATTTAAATCCAACAAATAAACTTTTAAACCTAGCATCTTGGGCTAATTTTTTAACTTTAGGATCAGTGATTTTTTTAGGTAAAGCAGTTGAAGCTACATTATCTATATTCACTATATCCATTTTAAATCCTCCTTCAGCATAAAAAGTACTAACTAACTTATCTAATGCTAATTGTGATTCTGCTTTACTTGGGTTTAGATATAAAGTACCAGTTCCATTTGGATTTTTTAAAGCATTTTTACCATTTTTGTCATTAAAATTTAAACCAGGACCTATACATCCTTGTAACCATCCAGGAGCAACGGGAGCCATATGAATTAGTACACCTGTTCTATCTGTTGGGTTAGAGCCTGGTATTCTTTGGTAGTTTCCAGCTTTGTTACCTATTATCCAAAAGTGTTTACCATACTTAGGATGAGATCTACTTATACATAAGTAATTACCTGTTGGAATACTACTTTTTCCATTGGCATTATCTCTCCATGGTAATTCTACTGTAGCTAATCTATATAAAATATTTTTTTCGTTAGCATCAAATATTTCCATAATACCTAAAGTTTGAGTTCCATCGTCTAAGAAACGAGTTAATTTAACTCTTTGTTTTGCTTTACTAGCAGATAAAGATGATTGGAAATATTGAATTGGAGTATTAAGGTTTTTACCTTTTCCTGTTGAAGCAGTGTTTGGGGTTGTACTTGTTGTAGGTACAGGATTAGAGGTAGGTATTGGAAGAGCACTTCCTGCTGTTGTATCTTTTGGTATAGATAAACTATCAATACTTGTTACCCATCCTTTATCATCTACTTTATGAGATATTCCTTTAATTAAAAATTCAATAGATGAAGGATAATTATAAGGTAAGAACTTTTGACTTATTGTAAATTTCTGGTATATTTTCATTCCAGAAAGTCCTAGTATATCTAAACCCATGTTTATAGGAATAAAACCTACTGTTGGTGATGCCTTTTTTTCATCTATACTTTTTTTAACTTGAATTACCTCAAGAAAATTAGCTAATATGTCTTTAAAATATTCTACATCATCATCAAAATCTTGATCTTCTAGTTTTTGTAAAAAATCTTCATATTCTTCAGAAATACCTTCAAAGTCATCATCTTCATTTGTTTCAGTACCACTGTTATTATTACTATTATCACTAGGTTCACTCTTCTTTTCAGGCATTATTCTATCTACTAACCCTTCATTCCATTTAGAAAAAGCAGTAGCATCAATGTTAGAAGCCGAACCATTAGCTTGAGCACCTATTGTTATCATAGATGCCAAATCATTAGTGATTTCTGATTTGATGGATAAACTTTGAACAAAAGAAGAATTGTTTGGTTGGTAACCATAAATTTCGAAAACAGCTAATTCTGTAGATGCTTCGGGAAAAAGTGTTTTGATAATAGTATCTTTATTAGGTAAAGGCACTTCATCTAAAAAATAAACTTTATTATTATTTTCTTCATCTATAACTACAGATAACTTATTTACGTGACCTAAGGTTTCATTAATAATTTCACATATGTTATTTAATAATTCATAAAGTGAAACACTACCATTTTCATCTCTAAGTTGATCTATAACTTCAATTAAATTTTTAACATTTAGGTAAATGTTCATTAATTTTCCAACTAATGCTCCTCCTACTTCTTCTTGAAAATTATAAGGAAGTTCACTAAATATATTATAGGTATCTGTGTTTCCTTGAAATAACTGATCAAACCATCCAATATTTTCAACAGTAATATTAGTTTTAAAAATACATTTGTAAGGGTTAGAAGTAGCTACATAAGGAGTAGTAAATATTAAATTTGTATTTTGATCGTTATCTAAAGAAACAAGAGATTGTTGACCACTATATATAAGAGATTTAGTTTTTAAATATTCTAAAAATCCTCCTAATCTAACATAATATAAAATATCATTTGGACCAAAATCAGCTTCTTCTAAACTTATAAAATCACCGGCAAATTGAAAACCTAATTTTTTAGCTTCATCATCACTTGGTAAACCAGTACATGATGCTGTTGTAAAGTCTAAAATTTCTAAAACTTCAGTTCCTTGAAAAGTAGTGCCATTATCTTCTAAGGCCTTCATAGCATCAAAAAATAATCGAGTTATAGCATCTTTATTTCTATAAGCTTCAATTATTTTTTCTTCAGTATCTGCTTCTTCAATATTTTCTTGCTCTTCTTTTTTTGCTTTTTCTGTTTTTGGTCCTTTAGCTAATCTGTTAACTTTTAAAGATTCAACAATATCTCCTAAACTTAAAATTTTTAATGTAATATTGTAAGAACCATCAACTTCAAAAGTCCAATCAAAATTAGTTATTTTACCATAAAGAGCATCATAATTACCTTGTAATTTTATTTTATTATTAGTAATATCTTGAAATAATTTCTCATGATTTTTATCATAAGTGCCATTTAAAAAAGCACTTGTTAAAGTATCAGCTTCAGTTATTTCTTTTACGTTTAAATTATTATCTACATAAATAGTGTGTCCCCATTCTAATAAAACAGTATATCCTAATCTTAAATAAAGTAAATCAATTATATTAAATTGTCCTGTATCGTATGCTTTTATATTAACAGTAGTTTCTCTAATTGAACCTCTGTTTCTGTTTTTAGATTCTATAGAAGTAATACCAGCCATTGGTCTATAACCTTGTGAGAAGTCACCTGTTCTATATGCTTTTTCTAATCCTTCTCTAAGATTTTTTCCTGAGTTAGTTGCTGTACCTCCAAATAATACATAACTTTGAGCTAATAAATCTCCAGCACCACTAAGACTTGGGATTTTATCATTAATATTATTAACATTCACTGATGAACTTAACTTTATCCAAGTTCCTCGTCCACTTAAGTAACGTAATTGATCATCTGATCTATTTGTAGCCCCAAATACTTTTTGTCTTGCTTCTATTTGAGACTTAATTTTTGGATTAAAACCTTCTCCTATTATGTTTCCCATATTAAGAATTTATTTGATTAAAAACATTATAAATTTGTATTGGATTATTTGGAATTCTAATTTGTGTTCCTTCAGGAATAACTAATGAATTTTGAGGTAATACAGGTAATGTTCCCGCACCAGCGTTTCCTGTGTTTGCTATAGATATAACCCACCACAAAGAACTATCCCCATAATATTGTTGTGCTAAAACATCAAATCTATCTCCTTGAGTTGAAATAACATATATATCATTTTCAGATAATGGAACTTCAGGATAACGAGATGTTTTATAAACCGTTTTTCCGTCTATTTTTTCTTTTGGTATGTTTTGATATCTATTAATCATATTTTTTAAGAAGGACTTGATATGCTTATAAATGAAGCACCAACTTGTGGTAAATAATTGGGAATTGGAGTAAAATTAAATCCACTTACTTTTATAACATGGGTTAATTGAGAAGTAGTACTATCTTTTAACCCATCAGGATTAATTCCTATTTCCCATGTTGAATCTTCAGCCATATCTAAAGAAAAACCTTCTATATAACCAGGTAATTCTGAGATGTATCCTCCTATTGTTATTTTTACTAAAGGACCTTGCATAAACCCATCAACATATTTAGGAGCTGTATTTCCTGCAAGAGCATTTAATCTTTTATACATTGGTAAAAGTTCTTCTTTTGATAAAGCAGCAACAGTCCAAGATAATGAAATTTTTCTAGTTTGGCCACCATAAGTATAAAACTGTTCTCCTCTACCTACATATTGTTGGGAATTAATAGTTGCTGAGTATGTATCTGTTATACCTCCTAAAAATGCTCTAAAAGTTAATACTTGACCTGATGATAAATTAGTTATTTTAAAAGGGATTAAATCACTTTTAGATAAATCTGCACCCGGTTCACTAGCATTAATTTGATCTCTAGTAAGTGTATTTTCTGTACCTTTCGAAAAATTAGATAAGTTTTTGACTTTAGTACCAGGATTACCTAATAAATTTTTAGCACCTATATTTTCATTTTCATAACTAATATAAGAATCTGGGACAATGCTTCCTTTTTTTTCATATCCCTCAGCAACAGTATTGTTTTTTATTTTATTACGAAGTACTTTTCTAAAGTCTTCTTTTATTGAAGAATCTGATTTTGAAGGTCCAGCATTTGTTAAATCTGTTTGGTCATAAGTAATAGTACTATTTTGTACATTTACATTATCACCACCTATTTTATTATTATTATTTGTTAATAAAGGTAAACTACTTCCTGAGGGTTGATATACACTAGGATTTTGAAATTCAGTAGGTAGTTCTAATAAACTTGTAATTCCCTCATTTGCATAAACATTGTAATTTATACTATTTCTTGATCCTGAAATGTAAGTAGGTCCATTAGGATTTGTAATATCTTGTTTTGCAGTCCAAGTTTCTCGTCCTTGTGGTATGTTAGATAAACTTTGGGATTGAGGAGTATTTACATTAGTACCTTTAATCCCCCCATCACCAGGTAAACCTAAACTTATTTCTGGTTGTTTACGATAAGGTACATGATATATATTTGATTTAGTCCAAGGTTTTAACCAATTTACTTGTAAACCACCTATTTGTTGGGCACCAAAATCAGGATCTAAGTTTTGAGTATCAACACTTAGTTGTTTAAAATTTCCTTCATTCCCTAATTTTCTTTGATCTTCAGGAATTACTACATCAACTAATATATTATTTCTTACAAAAGGAGATAAACCAAATACTTCTAAAAGTCTATTATCTCCAGTAGTACGAGCATTTAAATATGTTGTAAAAAATTGAGGATTTATATATTCACTAGAATATCTTTCAATATTACCCCATTGGAATTCAGGGTCTGAAGTATATTGAGGAGTCCAAGTAGATGATCCTGAATACCATGTATTATTTAAACTTGATGATTGAGGAGAATTTAAATTAAAACTTGGTAAAGTATCTGTATAAAATTTTCCTTTGTAATCAAAAACAATACTTCCTTTAATCCATGGTTTATTTCCATCACCCGTTTCTGCTTGTAAACCACCAACTTGTTTATTTTCAGCATTTACTGATTTATAATTGATTCCGTTTTTTCCTGTAAAAAAGGAGATATCGACAGATTTAGGGTTTTGTTTGCCTGTTCTAAAAGTAGATTGAATATTGGTTTTACCTACTCCTAAAGTAGAACCAGGACCACCAATATAAGATAACAAAACACCTCCTTGATTACCACCAGGATTAATAGTAGTTCCTTTTCTAAATCCAAAATTATCTGTGGTAAAATTTCCGTCTTTTGTATCGTTAAATAAAGTTACTAATCTATTTAAGTTATCTGGTTGAGAGGATTTTACTCTAACACTATATAAAGCTTCATTATTAGCATATGCTCCAGTTTCAGCAAAAGGATTTATACCTTGTTTATTTAAATGACCTCCTATATTTACAACTCCTGCTTGAGCTAATGTAGATAAAGGAGTATAAATACCTTCATTTATAACTCCACTAGTTTGAGTACGAACTGCTGTTCTTGATAATAAGTTTTGTTTTGCAAAGAAAAGTATACCATTAGGAGATTTAGTGTCGATAAACATTTTAGTTAAACGTTTAACGTCTTCAACAGCATCTCCTATAGCATTAGCTCCTCCTCTTAAAATAAAATCTTCACGAGGACCTAAACTATTAAAACTATCAGGAATAGGAGTTTGAATATAGGGTTGTCCACTATACCCTCCTCCGATAGTATCTTTCCCATATCTTAGGGACTTAAGATCAGTTTTTAGGTCAATTAAACCCATTATTTAGGTAGATTGTCTAAATACTTTTTTTGAATTTTTCCATCTAAGTCTAATTGAGATTTAGTTAAACCCGCAATTTGGACTGTTTGACGATCATATTCTAAAGGTTTTAAACCATCTATATCTAATTGCGATTTAGTTAAACCGGCAATTTGGACAGTTTGTTTGTTGTACTCTAAAGGTTTTTTACCATCTAAAGAGGTTAATAATGATCCTTCGGTTGTTAATTTATTTAAAAGTGCCATAGTTATTTTATTATAAATATTAAATTATTGAACTTTAGATGTACCTACAGCAAAACCAGTTCCAACTTTAGTAGAATCCATATAAATGTTAGTTTCTTTTTGTAATATTTGTGATAATAATCCTTCTACAGCAGCCATTCTATCAATTAATGGAGTTATATCAATTGAAGGGGCAGAAGTAGGAGCAGAAGATTGAGTATTATCTCCAGTATTAGATTTGTTTTTACCTCCTAAGTCGGTTCCTGCTATAACTGTATCTTTATCATTTAAAGCAATAGCACCTTCAGGAGCCATTAATGTACGTTTTCCATATCCACCTGATACAACGTCATCACCTTTTAAAAATTTGTAACCTAAAGCAATAGCACCAGCAGATGCTGCTATACCTAAAGCCCAACCAATAACCGGAATAGAACTTAATGAAGAAATAACACCCATAGCTGCTTTACCTATACTAGATAACAATTCCCCTTTAGAAATTAAAGCACCTATTCTTTTAATACCATTAAGAGTAGATTCATAACCTATTTGAAGAAGTTTAAATCCAGCTTTGCCTTGTTCCATAATAAAAGACCCAGTATCATAAACTTTCATAATAGCTTTTTTAGCAATACTTTTATCATCTAAAGTATTAGCATATGTTTTTACACCAGCTATTCCTTGTTCTGTAATTAATCCTGCTAATAATTGTAAATTATAAGCTATTTTAGTTCCAAGACTTTGTTTTTCCATTATACCTTGAACTGATTTTTCACGAGATATAAATGCTTCTTGACCCATTTCTAAAGATTTTAAAGCAAAATTTGCTCTACTTACAGCTAAACTAGCTGTTTGTGCTGTTTGAATTCCTTTATATATTATATATACAGGAACTAAATATTTACCTATATCTATAATTAATTTTAAAGCAGAAGATAAATATCCAACTAATGTCCCTACTGTCCCTACAATAGGACCAATAATTTCAAATATAGAACCAAAAATATCTAATACAGGCATTAAAGGTGTTACTAAAGAAGCAAATATTTCTTGTAATTTTGTAGCAGCAGCTGCTAGTTTTTCTTGGGTTGATACAGAAGATAATTGATTAGCTAATTGTTCATTCCCAAGTCTTTTTTTAGCTTCTTCTAAACCTACTTCTTTTACTAGATTGTTAAACTTTTCTTGAGCAGTTTTTCCTTCTTCACCAGATAATTTAGCTAAAGCTTCTCTCTCCATAACAGATTTAGCTAAATCATCACGTGTCATACCAACAGACTTAGCTAATGCTTCCTGTTGAATAACATTCATTTTAGCAAATTCAGCAGCTGTACCTGTTTGTTTTGCTATTTCTTCAGCAACAGTTGCTAAATCACCATTTAAAGCTGCTTGTCTTGCTTTTTCTAAATTTAAGTCTTTACCAGTTAATAATTCAGCTTCTAATTCAGCACTAATAGATTCTTCAAAATTTAATAATCCTTGGGATATATCTTCTAATTTATTTAATTCCATACCGAACTGCTTTGCTTTAAAAGCAGCAGCAGCTAATTTTTCTGGTTGGTTTCCTAATGTTAATGTCGTAGCTGATGAAATTTTACTTATATCAGCCATTATATCTTTGGTATTAATAGCTAAACCATTTTCAGCATTTAAAGCAGCTACTTGACCTAAAATAGCACTTGTATTTTCTTTAATACTATCACCATTAGCAACTGATATTTGGGCTAATTTACTTGCTTCTTCTACACTATAACCTGCTTGAGTAGTTAATTCTGTATAACTAGTAAGCATTTCTTCATTCATAACAACAGCGGTTCCGAATAATTTATTCAGTTCCGTATTTGCTTTGACTAGTTTTTCTGTATTGATGAAAACATTATTAGAATGATTAGCCATATGTTCCATTTCTAGAACCATTGATTGGGCTTCATCACGGCCTATTCCTAAATCTTTTGCTACTTCACTAATTTCTTTATCAACGTGTTGAAAAGCATGAATTAATCCTCCAACAAGGGCAGTCATTACTACTGCTGGATCTGTTAGATGATGAGTAAAGTTTTTACCAATTGATGATAATCCTGTTTTTAAAACTTCAAATTTATTAGCAAAACTATTAACATTTCCACCAGCTTTTTCAATTTCCTCAGCCATTTCCCTCATCTTTTCATTGGCTTCTTCTATACCAAGATGATGAGCTAAAGATCCTAAGCCAATATGTTCCATAGTATGTTCTATACTATGTAAAGCTGCTCCTCCTAAACCTAAAAGTTTATTAATTTGTTCTTCTTTATGAATTCTTTTTTCTAATCTATCATTAATATCATCATATATAGGAAATTCAGCTTTTAAACCTTCTAAAATAGCTCTTTCACTTTCATTAAGATCTCTACGAAATTTTAAATTTGTTTTAGCAATATCAACAATTCCTTTTTCGCGAGCTAAAGCTTCTGCTCTTTCAACAGTTTCTTTTTGTTGTTGTTTTAATTTTTCTTTTGATAATTCTAAATCTTTTAAACTTAATTTAGTAATATCTTGTTCGTCATATTTTAATTTCTGAACAATATCTTGAGTACCTTTAAAAGCCTTAGTAGCTAAATTTATATTAGAATTACTTTTAGATAGTTCTCCAGTTATAGCAATAATTTCATCATGTATATCTCTAAAACCACTACTAAATCTTAAATTACTTTTTTGAGCTTTTTCTATAGAAGCATCTACTGTTTTTATAGCTTCATTAAGTTCTCTAACAGTTAATAAAGTATCTGGTCTGATAATTGTAAGAGGTTCACCAGTTAAATCTTGGTATTCCTTTTTTAACTTTTTTAGTTCTTCTCTTAACTCAGCAATATCTTTTTTATCCGCCATTATAAAATATGTTTATTATAAATATTAAAAGGCATCACTTTTTGGATGCCTTTGTAGAATATGTTGTAGTAGTATATTTTTTGGATGCTTGTGCAAATTCAGGGGCGTTAACCTTGCCTGTAGAATCTACAAGGGTGGTTTTATTTCCTAATTGAGCATTTTGTGTTTGTTCTATTTCTTCTTTATAAAAGTTTTGAATTTGAAAAAACGTAAATTTTCTTAACCAAATAGGCATGTTATATATAGTTTCCCAAGAATAACCTCCTTTTCCATGAAATACTATTTCATGTATTTGTTTAAATAAATTAAATCTAAACTGGCTCGCTATCTCAGAAGTCAGGCCAAAAAAAGCTAATATTGATTGGGATAGTGACCTCCACACCACTATCCAAAGTATAATTTAGATCTACATCTGGTTGTACTTTTCTAATATATTCTCTTAATGCTCTAGAATCACGTGCTAGTAAATAATTGTCTACAAAACCACGAATAGTTTTAGCTTCTCTATCACCTGCTACAGAGGTAATCATATACTTTAAGCGAGTAGATAATTCTGGAGATGCATCTTTATGTATTTTTTTAAGGCCCTCAATTTCTTTATTAACATTTAACTCATCTTTTCCAGTTAATAATTTAAAAGTAATTTCAGTTCCTGTAGAAGGTAAAGTATAAGAAAATTCATTTGTTCCTTTAGTAATTAAAGATTCATCAAATATTTTATTTTCTAAAACACTTAAATCAACTTCATGTTCTTTACCGTCATATGTAAAAGTATAATCTTTTCCATAACCTAAAACACGAGCAGCAATTAATAAAGCATTTTTATCTCCAGTTACTAAATCATTAACGTTAATTTCTTTAGTTACTACTAATGATTCTAAAAGTTTATCAAGTACTATTCCTTTTTGAATATATGCTTGGTTAGATAAAATATCTTCTTCCTTAGCAGTCATATATTTCATTTCTAATTTTCCTGAAGAAAGGGGATTTGATTCAGGGTACAATAATCCTTTTGAAGGTAATTCGATAACTTCTGTGGGGAATGATGGTTTGTTTTCTTCCATAATTTTTATTTGTTATAACTTTGTTGTCCTATATAAATATATAAGAAAAAAAGAAGCTCGCAAAAAATGCGAGCTTTCTTTAATTTATTTTTACTTTTAATTAGAAATTCAATACGCAATAATCCATACCAATTGTTAATGATAAGTTAACAGCTGCGTTCTCAGTATCCCAGTTATATTCACCGAAGTTACCACCTTTAATAAACGCACCTTTGATAATCCATTCACTAACAATATCACCTACAGGACCTAATACATCGATAGTTAAATCTTTCTTATAAAAATCGCTATAACCATCTCTACCAGTTACTGATTCGTGATGTAAACGTACCCATTCCATTACTGCTTGAGCACCTGATGGGGTAATAGGATCAAATAGTGTCATTGTTAAATCGTTCCACTTAGTTTTACCTTTTACTTTGGTATAAACGTTTATATGGTTTAACACTACTTCACCTTGTTCGAACGTTACAGCAGATATTGCTTTGATTATATAAGATGGAATACCATCTACATACATAATGAATCGGTTTGCCTGTTTTGGTTCAAAGGCGGTGAAAAATATTTCGTTTGGATCTAAGATTGCCATTTTGTTTTAATTATTTTATTTTGTTATAAATATTCAACTTTTAAAAAATTATGCTGGGAAAGTTGCTCCAGTTGGTAAGATGTTGAAGTTCAAGTAAACGAATTCAGCAGTCTTAGTTGGCTGTAAGTAAATTTGACCTACTAATTGGTTTCTATCAATTACATCAGCGGTGTTGTTACTATCATCCATGATTACTTTGAAAGCATACAAACCTTGACGTTGTTGTACTGATTCTAAGTATGGATTAACTTGAGCTAAGAATTGATTTCTTGTAGCAATTGTATTTTGTTCAAACACTAAGTTATTAGCAACTTGACCAATGTAAGATTTAAGAGAAATTAACAAACGACGAACGTTTACACGATCAAGAGCAGAAGCTTTTGTTTGTAATGTTTTCTGACCATATACTACAACTCCAGTTCCTGGGAATGTTGCGATTGGGTTAACTTTGTTACTATATAAAGTATCTCTGTTTGCTTGAGATAATTTCTTTTCAGCTCTTACTACTGTGCTTAATCCACCTCTATTAATACCAGCAGGTGCAAACCAAGGTTCACTTACTGTATCGTTATAAGCATAAACACCTCCTACCATTGTTGAAGCAGGTACCCATACTAATTGAGCAGATGAAGGATCAATTGTTTGAACCCAAGGCCAATAAGTAGCAGCATATGAAGTATTTTTAGCATTTGCTTGTGCAGTTACTGTTGTAATACTTGAGCTATAAGGTACTAAATCTGTAACGTAGATATTATCACCTCTATTCATTGTGTTGTTGATGATAGTATTTACTTGAGAAGCACCTAATCCAGCTTCACTACCAAATAAACCAGGAGTTAATAATACGTTAAATCTATAATCATCTTGGTTTGCTAATAAAGCAACCATGTTAGTATAGTTACTAGCACTAATACCTTGAATATTTGCAGCGTTACTTACAATTCCGTTATAATACTTGTTAGCACCTCCATAGAATAAATCACCAGTTGCTCCAGTGAACGAACCACTTGCATTTGCTGGAATAGATCCTGTAAATTGGTTTTTAGCAAAACCAGCATTATCAAAATAGAAAGGTGTTGGGGTTGACACAGATGCTACATAAACATATCTTGAGGCATTAGGATAAGTTCCAAATACTTCAATTTGGTTATCTGCGCTAACATATGATTTGTACTGATCACCAATAACTTTAGATACATAATTAGGAGCTGTTGGATCCATTGATAAACCAGTCCAAGTTTCTAATACAACTTGATCGTTTGTTGTATCATTACCTTGTCTAATAATTAATGAGAAAGTACCTGATGATGTATCAGCGTTAGCAATTTGCCATCTAATATTATCAGATGAACCTGAAACTAAAGAACCACTAGCGTCTAATGAACTTGAACTATTCATTATAGTACCTTCAGAAATAGTTTTTAACTGAAGGGCTAAAGTTCCACTGATGTTCACAATTGCTGAACCATTAGCGGCTGAACCTGAAGTGAAAGCTGAGGTAAAGGAACCGCTTGCTACTCTAGCTACTAATAATGTTTCACCACCATTTAAAAAGTAGTTATAAGCTGCTATAGAGGTAAAGTAAGAGTAAACCGCACCTCCACTTACAAAAGTAGTACCAAATTTGTTTTGGTAATCGCTCCAAGTAGTAACAATCGTAGGTTGTTCTACAGGACCCTTAACAGTGGGTCCTATAATTGCCGCTCCTACGGTTACAGGTTGTTGTGATACAAACGACTGGTCGTTCTCTAATGATAATACGCCAGGAGATATTAATGTATTTGTAGCCATGTTCTAAATTAATTATTGTATTTTATTCTATAATAAATATTATAGAAGGGTTCAAAAATTAATCCATAACGGTAAATTCTCCATTGCTTAAATCAACAGATCCTTTACCATATTTGCTTGTAATCTCTTGGCTAACTTGTATCTCTTCTTGTTTTAATTGAGTTAAAAGGTCAACCAATGTTTCTTTTTGTAGTTCTAATTCTTGAATTTGGAATTCAACATAACCAAAATCAATTGTTAGTTTGTCTCTTTTTGTTTGTAAATTTCTTAAAGTTTGTAACTCTTCAGGTGTAACTATTTGTTTTTCCATTTTATATTATATTAGTTTTGATTAACATTTATTAAATACCATCCAGAAGTTAAAAATCCTGAAGGGGTTGAAATGTATTGAAAAGTTAAGTTATTAACATTTCCTACTCCTGTAAATAAATTATTTGCTGTAGCTGGAACACTTGGGTTGATTTTATTTCCATTTGAACCATAAATAAACACAGATGATGTAATTTCTATATTTGATAAAATTAAGCTAGTTGCTTCATAGTATGGAGTAAAATTAATTATTTGTCCATTATTTCCGGTACCAAACTGTAAAGCTAATTGAAATGGAGGAGCTGATTGTGATACATAAATTTGGTTTGGAGTAGTATTTTGTACTGGGTAAGGAGCAGCTGATGAAGAATAAGTTATATCATCTATACCTATATAAGTGTAAGTAACATTACTAGCATTTGATGCATAACTTGCTGATGTAGCAATAGAAGCGGATACAGCAAAAGAAGCAGTACCTTCAAAATAAGATGCTGTTAATGAATTGTTACTAGGATTATACCATAATCCTGAACCATCAGAACCTGAATCAATATTAATTGCTCTACTTGCTGGGTATGAAGAATCTTTGGCAACAAAAGTAACTAAAAAACCTGCATTGGTTGTAGGAATATTATCAATATCTACTGTATCAGCATTTAAAGCACTAAGGGCTCTAGAAGATGTAACAGCAACTGAGGAAGATATTGCTACCGAAGCTGTACCTAACAAACTTCCTGTAAATCCATTTTGTGAGGATACACTACCTGTTAGTTTTAATGAACCTGATATTGTTATGTCATAAGCTTCAGCACCTGTTAAAGCGTCTATACTTTGTGAAATTTGGGCAGCGGTAATTAGTTGTCCGTCTACTATACCGGTTGTGGAAAGAGTTAATGCCATATCATTAATAAATATTCAGGATTTTATCAATTGACACAATTACTTGCTCAGGTTTTATAGTTTTTGTACATTCAAAATGTCTTGGTGTATTTTGATGTTCAGGACACCACTCCCAATCACCAGGATTTAACCAATGTTTATTAAAACATCCTGTACATACATTAGGGTCGTAATTAAATACACGTTCACATTCTAAAAATTCAGTATAAGGTTCACTAAATCCTGAAATCATTATTACTGGTGTACCTATTGACCAT